GGACAACCGCAAAATTCTAGACGATCTCGTGGTAAATACTTAGACGAAACATCTTTAACATCTCAAAACGCTGCTAGAGTTGAAGGCGTTGAAATTTCAGGTAGTGATAGAAGTTGTTCTGAACCAACGCCAGCAGGCGCACCGCAATACCCATTTAATAGAGTTTTTGAATCTGGTGTTCATACAATTGAGCTAGACGATACACCAAATAACGAACGCATTACAATATACCATAAAGCAGGTTCTTATATTCAAATAGATCATCGTGGTGTGGTTGTTAATAAAGCCGTGTCAGACCAATATGATGTATTAGATAGAAACGAACATAAAGTTGTTGGCGGAGCCGGCGGCGGTTTTAGCACTGTAACTATTAACGGCAATTCATATGTTAAAGTAAACGGTAATAAAATTGAAGAAATTACCGGTGACTTAGAAACATTAGTTCATGGTAATCACTTACACTCAGTTGGTAATCAATACACAATGGTTGCTGGTATTCAGGCACAAATAAGAGCTGCTGATGTTAAGATTGAAGCTAACGTTAGTTCACTTATTTTTAAATCAGGTAAAGAAGTACAATTTGAAGCTGGTCAAGGTATCTATGTTAAATCTGACAAAGTATATATTCAAGCAATGGAAGAATTGCATTTAAAAGCCGATCTTACATATTTAGAAGGTACATCTAAACTTGAGATATTTGGTGCACAAGTTTTTGCAAATGGTACTGATGCTTTTGATATTAAGGGTGATACAGAATTAAGATTAGGATCAGGTGGCGATATACATGTTCAGACACCGGGAACTATTAATATGGATACAATGATTAACATGGCTAACGGCGATGCAGCCTCTGCCGACGGTGCTAATCCGGCTGAAGGATCTAAGAGTGCAACAGCTATTGAGGCACCAGAACCAGTTACGCAATCAACTTCAATCCACCCAGCAGAAGATCGGTATTCAGTTGGTGGAGGGGGAGTAACTTCTCGTGACGATGGCAATGATAACACAGATAATAGTGCAACACAAACCACGGTATCGACGGCAACACAATCTTCAGTCGCACCGTTACTAGACTTCATTGCGTCAGTAGAGTCTGCAGCCTCCGGTCATTATGAAGCCGTGTCTGGTCAAATACCAAGCAACTTAAGGCCATCTCGACCAATCACTACAATGACTATCGGTGAGATATTAGATTATCAAGAAAGTGTTGATGCAGCATCAGGATCAGAACCGCTAGGTCGTTATCAAATTGTTGAAGATACTCTTCGCGGATTTGATAACAATGATCCACAAAGCGAAAGGGAAACCCCGCTTTATCAAAGAGCTGGCTTATCAAAGAGCGACTTGTTTAATCCATCAAACCAAGATAAAATGGCTATGTCTTTGTTAGAAAAGCGAGGTCTAAGCTCATATTTGGCAGGTACAATGACTATATACACGTTTGGTAATAACTTATCAAAGGAATGGGCAGCATTGCCAGTAGTTGATGGGGATGCAATAGGTAAAACAACGGGCGAAAGCTATTATCAAGGCGACGGATTAAATTCTGCACCAGAGGGTATAGTAGACGCATTCTTAAATGTGCTAAGAGGTATTACATCTTCTAACACAGCATTAGACACAGGAGGTGCTAGGTAATGAGCATTGAAGCAATGAACGATTGTTTAACACCAGATGTTAATAGAGTATCGGCTTCTTCCGTAACGCCAACATCAAATGGCAATGGCGAATTTACTTTATCGCAGATAGCAGTGTTTGAGCAAGGATTTAAAGATAACATTACTAAAACCGCAGTTGGCAATTCATTAAGCCGAGCTGTTACAAAGTTTCCTGATTTCTATAAAGTGTTAGGCGATATTAACTCCAAGTTTTTAAAATCAGAGTTTGTATTAGGTGAAATACCTAAGTATGAAATTTTGGCACTAAAAGACCCTATGGTTATAACGCCAGTTGAGTTCGCACAATATATTTCTGATTATAACTATACTCCTATTGCTGCTAACTTTTCAGCAAACCAAAACCCGCCAAAGTTTTTACGCCAGTTAGATGATTTCTATAGAGGTAGTTTTGCTGACTCGGTAATGGGTGGTTTTTGTTCAACGATGCCAAATATATTTGGTGCTATTGGCGCATTCTTTGGTCTTATTGGACAGATAGACGGTTTGATTGGAGATGCACTAAGCTTCATTGCAAAAATAAGAAATATTAAAGATCCGCTTAAAGCGCTTTTTGATGCCATTAAAGTTAAAGCACTTATTGAAGCAATTAAAGCAAAAGTAACTAAAGCAGTTATGGGAGTCGTTAATAAAATCAAAGACGCAATCACAAACTTTGATATTGCTAATGTTGTAAATCAAGTCGAGTCATTTGTAAAAAACACCGTTGAAACAAAACTTGCTGACCTTAAGCAGGGTATTGAAGATTTCTTTAGCGAAGAAAACATGGAAATGATTAAGAATAAACTTAAGGGCATGATTGATTATGCAGTAGGTTTATTTGATAACCCGTCTATAGAAGAGATTATGTTTCTTATTAGCAGAATATGTGGTTTTGCCGCTGGTATTGAAACTTTAATCCAAGGCCTTAAAGATCCATTAGACCAAACTGCTGATAGGTTCATTGACGGCATTGAGATACTAAAAGCAAATTCTGGTTTGGCAACTGCAGGCGCCGTTAGCGCAGGTGCGATAAGAATGGACGATGATACTAGAAGAAGAGAAATAGCTCGAGCTCAAGAAGTAAGTGATGCTGCTGGTGTTTTCCGAGTTACTGACGAGCAAGAAACTTTTGGTCGAAGCTACCCGTCGTATGAAGTATATATTAAAGGTAGCCATCCTGTTGTTATACCGGGAGATGGCTCATCGAGGTTAAGATCTGGTTGGAACGGCCTACAGGAACAAACAAAACAAAAGCTAATGATATTGCACCAAATTTCTGAAATATCTGGGCCCTTTACTCTCGTTAGTGGTTATAGAACGCAAGAGCATCAAGACCGATTATATGCTGCCATGTTAGCAAGGAATGGTGGCGAATCTGATGGCAGTGTTGCAAAAGTATCACAACATTCGGGTGGCTTGGCACTGGATTTAAAATGGAGATCGTTTACCAAATTTGGCGCAGAAGCTGATGATGTCGTCGATCACGCAAGGGCTCTAGGTTTTAATGGCATTGGGCGTTACGACACTTTTATACATATAGATCTTAGAGGAAGATACGAGCCGTGGGATAAACGAACTGGAACACGCCCGCCTGACGCTGTCGGACCACCTCCAGTTGTTGAAACACCACCGCCATCGCCAGACGACGACTTGTACCCAGATGCTAAAGTGCTTTTAGATGTTTATGATGGTGTGTATAACGACGGAGATTATGTTATGTTTGAAGGAAGAATGCAACGAGTTAACTTAGTTGCAGAGGAAAACGAAGATTTCGAAGCACAGTATTCAATTGGTGGAAATTGATTTAAAATGAATAATATAAATTCACATAAATAACAGTAAATGTAAGTCTAGGATACCAACACAATGGTCGTAAATTTAGTAACGCAGAGACAAAAGAAAATCTCTATATATTCTGATTTCAAGAAGAACCTTGAGATCAGCCCGTTATCACAAGATCTTACTGTTAATAAAGACGAAGACGCTGTCAAGGAAGCAATCATTAATTTGCTTTTAACTGACAGAGGTGAAAGACTAATGCAGCCAAACATTGGTGGCAATTTAAGAGCTATGCTTTTTGAAAATATAACACCCGGCACCCTAACTATGATAGAAGATCAAGTAAGAACCACACTTGATATATACGAGCCAAGAGCAGAGATCATTGATGTTCTGGTTACTTCCAACATCGACGATAACGTTGTTAAGATACAGGTTCATTTTTACATATCAAATAATCAGCAACCTATATCTGTTGACGTATTTCTAGAGAGGACTAGATAAATGGCTAAGCTAAATATTTCTGAATTAGATTTTGAGTCAGTCAAAACACAATTCAAACAATACTTGCAATCGCAAACACAATTCAAGGATTATAACTTTGAAGGTTCAAACATGTCAGTATTACTTGATGTGTTAGCTTACAATACATACCAGAATAACTTTTATACGAACATGGCTGTTAACGAAATGTTCCTTGACTCTGCAGTATTAAGAAACTCTATTGTTTCACACGCGAAAGAACTTAATTATCTTCCAAGATCCAGAAGGTCAGCTAAGGCTGTAGTTAAAGTTACTATTACAGATGAAAACGCTACAGGCCAAGCAATCACAATCCCTCAATACTCAGCGTTCACATCTAGCTACAACGGCGAAAACTTTGAGTTTGTCACTAACGTTACATACGTTGCCAAGAAAACTGCTCCACGTACATTCGTTGCTGAAAATGTTGAAATCTTTGAAGGCCAAATGCTTGCAAGTTTTGAACGTGAAGGTTTCTTTGTTGACGAAGACGGTATCCTTCGCGTAACGTTATCAAATGAAAACGCAGACACTGACTCTGTGTCGGTATTCGTTGATGCTGAAGCAACTGAAAACGAAAACGTATTCTTGCGCAAAAACGACATCTTTGGCGTAGGTCCAACTGACAAAGTATTTTATATTGAACCATACATCGATGGCAGATATACTATTTACTTTGGTAACAACATATTTGGTTTTCAACCAGAAGAGTTTGAAGATATCCGAGTAAGATATAGAATTACGTCTGGCACAGAAGGTAATGGAGCATTCCTCTTTTCACTACCAACTACTTATGGTTCTGCATTTGTTGAAACAGTACAAATAGCGTCTGGCGGTGCTGAGCGTGAGTCAATGGAAAGCATCAGATATTTTGCTCCTAAGTCATTGCAGATCCAAGAACGTGCAGTAACAACTTCTGATTACGAAATTCTTTTGAAATCTAATTTCCCTGAAATCCAATCAGTAGCTGCATATGGCGGTGAAGATTTAGAACCACCACAATTTGGTAAGGTTGCTATTTCAGTTTACTTGGGTCAAAACCAGACAAGCTTATCAACTACACTTTCTAATACATACATTGAGTATTTAAAAGATAGAAGTCCACTTGCTATTGAACCTGTGTTTGTACCTTCTAAGTTTATATATGGTTGCACTACAGTAAATGTAACATATAATGCAAAGCTTACTAAAAAATCCGAAGGCGATCTTGATGTGTTAGTTAGAGATGCGGTCAAGCTTTACAGCGACACGTATTTAGATGACTTTAATACAA